GTTTAAAATATCGCTTTTAATTGTCATTAATTAGATGATCCTTCAAAACCACCATAGGGCAGAGTCGCATTATTTCCAAACCTTAGCTTGCATGAAGAAACCCGATGCCCACAAACGTCTTGCGCTGAATCACTAGTTGGTAAGTCTACAATAGTGGCTACTGGGCCGCCTGCGTATCCGCATTCTGTGCTTCTATATTGCCAAGCGCAAACATTCTGCGTTACTTGTCGCTTAGGTAGCTTGACATTAGTTAAATCCATTGCCGAGGCTAATTCAAACTCAATAAATATCCCGTTTTCTGAGGCCTTTCTATCAACATACCAAATTTCATCAGCAAAATAAACATTAGGGTCTGCTGAAGCATTGCCACCACTAAAATTAGCAGCATCTAAATATTTAACAAAGGTTCTACGCCGCGTAAATTTAGAGCCAACTAAATCTTCGTTATCTCTTACCAAAGCACCTAATGTTCCAGCTACGTTAGAAGCTTTTAGGGTTGGTCGAGGCTGCGTACCTCTACCGCTTTTGGCAAAGCCATTAGCCTCAATGGGAAGTCTTGTATAAGTATTCCCTTGCCAGACTATATCTGCCCCAAGAACATTAGTTTCATTTGCCCATCTCAAAACAGAGCCGCCAATTGATGTTGCGTCTATTTCATATAAATCTATAAGGCTACCGGCTGATAGTTTTTGCACGTCAGTTGATATCATTCTCCAAACACCTCTTGCAGATTTGCATTAAGCACCCAATTATCATACTCATTAATCGATGTAGTCCATTCGCTACAAATAAATTTACCGGCTGATCCAGAAGGAGGTGTCCAGTCAAATGCTGTTATGCCGTCTTCAGTTTCTAAAAATAAATCAATAGCGTCTATGTCAGATTTAGTTCCTTCAAAGCCTAGCGACCACATTCTAGCCGTTCTGTTTATGCCATCACCAACTCTTTGCTGATAGCCGTCACCGAACACGGCTTTTCTTACTTTTGGCTTGTTGCTTTCAGATGCGCCATAAGTGGGTGAAAAGCTAAATGTGGTCATGCTAGCATACCCCCAGGTCTGCTTTCTTCAATCAATACTGATCGAACCGCTATACCTATTAAGTTTCCGATGTTCTTACCGTCTTCATCGCCCGTTGAGCTTGAGCCTGATGCATCAACATTAACCACAATATTCATAGAGTTACCAGATTTCTGACCTTTTGTGTGATCAATTACAGTTTCGTTTGGGTGAAGTATTGCAGGGAATCCACCTATACCGTCAACACCGCCGCTTCTGGGGCCGCTTCCTGTGAATCCGCCGCCATTGGCTGATGGTGCGCCACCAAATAATGATGCTGTAGAGCCTTCTATTGTTGAAGGCTGAAATAATTTTGTAAGGCCGCTAGCAAACTCACCAAACACTGGGGCGAATGCTTTTTCAAGCGCGATCTTTTGAAGCTGTTTTAATATACCATTGGCAAAGTTCTCAAAGTTTAGGCCGCCTTCAACCAGTGAATCGGCAAATGACCTGCTCCACTGTTCTGATGCTGATTTTAAATCGCCAAATAATGATTTACTTTCTCCGGCTGCTTCATTCAGTCCGTCTAGCGCCAATCTTGCCCGATCAACTCCAACCTCGTATTGCTTCTGGCTTATTAGTGCTTCACCAGTAGCTTTATTTACGGTATTTTTCCAAAGGTTTAATTTTTCAATCTGGTCATCATATAACTGTGTTGAGGTTTTTATTGATTGCGCGAACTGGTCAGCCTGTGCAATTAGCGGGTTTTCTACTTTGCCGCTTTTAATCAACTCCTCCATTTCTTCGCGAGCAAGCTTTATGCCCAGTGTATATTCATCAAAACTAATCAAGGCTTTGCCCGTTTCAGCGTCAACCGTAGTTCTGAACTTTACTAGTTGAGAAACTTGGTCGTTAAATAAATCAGTAGGGCTTTTAAGTGACTGTAGAAATTGCTCTGAATCTTGGAACAACTGTTTTTTTGCAGCTAATGCCGCCGCTGTTTCTATGTTTCCGGCTAGTATGGCATCTACTTTTTCCTTTTCTTCAGCGACAATTTTAGCGGCTGCGGCAGCTATCGTTCCGTCTCGATCTGGATCGTTAACAATATCCGTTAGTATCTTATTTACACGCTTAAACTCATTTGCTTTTTTGGTGGCGTCATCAAAATTCTTTTGTACCGTTTTTAGCAGACCTTTTGTCTCGGCCATCCCAGGGAACAAACTTTCCGACTTTTGAACAGCCGCTAGTTCTTCGCTTAAATCTTTTGCCCTCTCTTTAGCATCTTCGAAATTATCGCTTAGTTCTAGTAACCGTTTTCTCGCTCCTGCTACTGTCAATTTATCAACAGATTTTGCAAGCAATGCTGTGCTGTCGCTAGCGCCTGCGGCATTACGCGCATATAGAAATAAAGATCCTGCCGCAATAATAAACACACCGAGAGGGCCACCTAAAAAGGCCATTGACACCTTTAGGGTTGTTGCTGCAAATGATGCCGCGTTCATTCCAATAACAGCCCTGCTCATTGCCGTTACAAGGTTGGCACCCATGACAAGTGCTAGTCCTTGCCCTACGGTCTTCACTGTGTCTATGTTCTCAGCAACAGAAATTGCCACATCACGAAATGACGCCATCCCATCTAAAGCGGCAGGGGCTATAATTGCGCCTATAGCTGACCCAGCTTCGTCGGCAGCACTCATAACTAATTGCAATTGTGCGCTAAATGAGGTAGAAGCCACCGCAGCTTCCTTGTTTAGTGCTATATTTGATTCCCACTCACTATTGGCTTGAGATAGAGCATCAGCTAGAACATCAGTTCTGGTTGATAGCGTACCGAGGACTTGAGTTGCCCTAACGCCATTTAAACCCATTACACCCAAGACTGACGCAACATCACCTCCCGAAGATTGTATTTCACCAAGCCCGTTTATAAAATCCTGAAAAACTTGTGCTGATTTCCCATTAAAGAAATCATCGCGCAGTGCGTCACCTGCACGGCCAGTAACTTCTTGTAGAAGCTGCAATTCTTGGCCGCCACCGCGCAGTGCGTCATTGATCGCTTGAAAAGAAAGACCAATCTGCGTACCGCCGGCTTCTGCTTCCACGCCTACTGCTTTTAATGCTGTGGAAATGCCTAGTACTTGTGCCGCGCTAACGTCAAACTGCGAGGTGGCCTGTGCTACTCGCGTGGCTGCGCTAGTGATCTCTGATTCTGTTGCTGCGAAATTATTACCTAGCTGAACAATAGTAGAACCGAGTCGGTCAACATCACTAATAGCCGTTCCGGTAACTGTCAGGATTCTTGCAAGCGAGGTTGCTGCTTGCTCGCCTGCCAAGTCAGAAGACAACCCCAGTTTACCAACCGTTTCAGTAAATCTTAGAATATTAGCCGTACCATTAACACCAAGCTGGCCTGCACTTTGTGCAATCTCTAATAATTCAGACGAAGCAACAGGCAGAACACGAGAAAGCTCCCGAATGTCTTGGCCTAACCCTGCAAGCTCATCGCCAGCAATATTGGTTGTTTTTCCAACGCCGATTAATCCGCGCTCGAACTCAGCAAAGGAATTGATCGTGCTTCTTATTGCCGCCGCCGCCCCAAGTGCGGCAAATGCCGTTCCGAGTCTTTTAATTGTTGAAGCAGCCGCTCCACCCTTGCCTTCTAATCTGTCCAGATCGCCCGTAGCTCTACGCACGCCTTTAGAATCTACTCGTATTGATAGGTTTGCAACATCAGTCATTATTTGCCCCTAAGCGCGATTTTAATTAAATTGCTATCTGGCCTAGTGTTACCAACAAACGGACGTGGCGCGTCTTTACCGTCATATTCACCATGCTTGTTTTGATAAGTAACGCTCATTAAATACACCGCTTTCGATTCAAACCTGTTTAAATTAGACCCTGTGAGACTGTTCCACGCATTCAATTCTGACCATTCAGTTTTAAACCCATACTCCATTGCCATTTCTGCAACATAATAACAATAATCGATATTAGGCATGTCAAACTTTAGTGATTCCCTCCTTGGAATCTTACTATCTTTTGACCGAGAATTAACCCAAGCTAGTTGATCCGCATAATTGCACAAATCATCTAGCGTTTGGGCAAAAAACTCTTTTCATCACCTAGAAAGTTTGCTATCTGTACAGCTACTATTTGCCCCTTATGATTGTAAATATCTAAGGCATTTTTCCGGTTAAAAATAAGCTCTTTTCCTTCAAGTTCAACATTAACCCAGCCGGTAGTTATATCAGCCAAATATTCAGCAAACCTTTCAACGTCTTTTAAATCGCCAGCTTTTAATCTGGCGTCTTGAGCTTGCTTTGTGTGGCTAGCATAAACCGTTATGACAATATCACTATCCTTTCCCGTGATCGGGTTTACAATAGTGCAATCAGCTGTATCATTTGCTATTAATAGAGATAAGTCCATTACGCAGCTACTTCAACAACGCCTTGATAATCGATACGCAAGTTAGCTGTAATAGCTCTAAGCGTGTCACTATCACCACCGGCACTAACAAGGCTAAATACTTTAGCTTGGAAGTAATCAATCTCACCGCTTGAAAATTCAAACTTAAACGTGTAGCTGTCGTCTGATGTGCTGGCAGTTTTTAAGATAACCTGTCCTGCATCAGTTCGACTGACACCAATTTCAAGGGGAACTTCTGGCTCGTCGTATGAGCCTTTTATGTGCTGAGTTCCACGAATAGCTAGGTTATTGTATGCAATGTCAGTATAAACGCGGCCCTTGTCTGGGAAGTTTGTTACTTCGCCAACAACCGTGTAAGTTACACCCGCATCGGCAAATCCTGCCGCATCATAAGTTGGTGGTGCGTCTGCGCTAATGGATACTTCAACGCCGTCAAATGTAATTGGGTTAGCCATGTTAATTTCCTGTGATTGATTGATAATTGATTATAACAGACACTATGTAATATGCACCATCACGAACGCCTGCACTTCGCGATGTTGATTTAATTCTTACTATCTTACTGTTGTATATTAAGTCACCGCGTGGGAATGCCGTGGCTAATAAGTCTGCTTTTAGTATTGCTTGCCCTTTTCCCCCGTCCAATGGGGCGATTACGTCAACTTGATAAACACCTAAGTGATCTAACGCGCTAATATAGCTAATCCCTATCGGGGCGGTGTCTGCTGGTAATAATGTAGGTCTTACAAATAATGTTCGTACAGTTGGCTTGTAGTCGATATTCTCCCAAGCGACTGGAATGCTATTGTCTGTCGCAAATGTATTTAAGTTCGTGTCAAGTGCCGCTGATATGTCTAAAAAGTGAGAACTCATATTAAACGCCTAGATTGCTTTTTAATTTCTCGCTCAAATTCCAGTGCTGTGACCTTAACCATACCGCTAGGGGCTTGTGTAGAGCTACCATCTTCAATTACTTTTGCATAGGGTAGATTGTTAGTTAAATAGATAGAGTCGCCTAGATTAGCTTGTGAGGCCTCTAAGACGACCTCATTGATTGCGGCCTCAGCGCCGGAGCGTTCGATAACCGCTTCCTTTTCTCTGTTTACGTCTGTCTGCCAATTACCTCGAAGCCTACCCGTCTTAACGGGCGTTCTTTTAATTATTTGACTAAACAGTGCAATAGTCGTGTCACGAAATACTTTCTCCGCATTGCGCTCGGCTTTTACTGTAAAATTTCTTAATTCTGAAGCGAATGACACGTTAACTCCTTAACTGAACTTCATATATAACTGGAGTTCCGGCTGGGATTGTCTCTCTAACCATTACCACCTGATAAGCCACCGAATTAACTGTAAATACATCATTGGTTTCTGGCTTACTTCCAACTTCCAACAAAAACCGTTTGTCAGTCGCCAGTATTGAAGCTCCGTCTATTCTACTGGTTTGAAAATCAAGCAACACACCTTTTGCCGTGTATGCTGTTGTACTGCCGCCTGTTGTTGCACCTAAAGCTGGATTAAACGTGCCATCTTCGTTATCATGCGACCACGTTGCTGTTTGCCCTTTATCTTTTAACAGCCTTGCTGCTGTTGACGCTAGGCCAGTGTAAAAAGTCATACCCTAGCAACTTTAAACGCTAGACCGCTACTAATGTTAGTTAGCTTTCGTTCTAATGCTTTAATTTTAAGATTGTAAACAAATGGTGCTGCGTTATCAGCATATTCAACTTCGATTACATCTACTTTTTCGCGTTTGACTGCTCGAGCTACTGTAGCCAATGGATCGTCGCCGCCATCAATCGCTAATGCTACCTCACACTGCAAATCTTTTAATAGTGTGGGAATTTCATTTGTATCTATTATGAAGCCATCAAGATACACATTAAATCTAGGCCATTGCATTGTCTGGGCTTTGGTTTGCTTGTCACCGATAAACGGTAGTTGCTCTACATAGATAGCCGCATTTAGCAATAACTCGGCTGCAATACCTAAAACAATAGCGCCGTGATTCGTTGCATAAGTTTCAAAATCTGCATCGCTTATATAGGAATTTGCTCCAGCTACTATTGCACCAGTTTCGACTACTGTTGTCATTATAAAAACCTATGCTTTATATGATGATTTTGATTTCTTTAACTTACTGACAGTGTTGGTTAACTTGTCAGTATCTTTTAAATCTGATTTATTGACCAATACGGGCTTACCGTTTCGATATACTGTAACTGTTTCTAATTTGTGGCTCATTTGATTACCTGTTAGTAATACAATCACGGCCCGAAGGCCGCAAAAGTAAACGGTTAATATTAGCCGTAAAGGTTTACAGTGTGTTCAGGCTTGATGTTTTTCACACCCCAAGCTAGACCAACTTCGTAACGAACCTTTCTATATCCTTTATAGATGGCGAATTCCATCGACAGACCAGAACGCGGGTCAGTTATAATGATAACGTCTTCCGCCATATCGCCTTCTTCAGGACGCGCAGGAGAACGAGCCGCCAATACTAAGGCAGATCGTGCAAAACACATATTACGCGCACCAGCGGCAACACTTGCCACTGCTATGGCTGAGGCTGCAATAGCTTGTCGTAAGCCAGGAGCCGCGATAACAATAGTGCCAGGCCCGTCAATACCAGTTGTAACAAGGTACTGATTAGAGTCGCCGGCGAAAGTAATTGAATCACCTGCGATAATCTCATTAGCGCCGGTAATCAAAGGAATGTTAGTCACACCAACTGCGAATCCAGCCGTGGTAGTAGTGAAGTTTCCATCACTGTCACCAATTGCTGGGGTTAAGATCTGCGCTGACTCACGTAAAGGCATACCAGCAACGTCGAGCAACACGCCCTGTCGTAATATGCTATCAGTACCAGCAGAGTTAACCGCTGATTGTAAACCGATCATGTTGACGCCGGCAGTAGTATTAAATACTAGCTGTGGGTCTATATCGCCGCCGTTATCTTTCAGGACTTGTCGAGCCAAAGCCGCCGCTGTGTAATCGTTAGCAGTGCCAAAAGGAGTTGTTCCTGCTGTTCCTACTGCCCGACTCATTGTAGAGTAAAGACCACATAGATCAGTTTCAACTTCATTCACGACCTTTCGGATTGCTTGTGCAATCTTTTGAGCGCGAACGCCTGGATAGCCTGGGCCTGTGTTAAGCTTCATTTGGTCATCGCCAATAAAGCCAAATTCCGCAGCACGTGACTTGGTAATTTTAATATCAACAGATCCAGATGTTTGACCAGTTGGGTCAGGGATGGTCATAGCTGGCGTAATATCGCCAATGTTGCCTTCAGGCTCAACGTCAACACGAATGTTTTGATTGATACCAGCGGTTGCTGCGGATGCGTTCATAGATACTGCTGGGATCATTCCAGTCAGTTCGCGTGATACTATGTCTAATGCTTCATAGATATCTGGCACGAGTGCCGTAATTGTATTTTCAGCCATTTTAGTTCCTATAATTAATCGATGATTTCGGCTTTACCTGCTTTCATTTCTTTCGCGAAACTCATGCGAGATGCCGGATTAAGTGCCTCAAATTCTGCACGTGTAATTGTTTTTTTGGCACCGCCGTTATTGTTACTTCCAGTAGCACTGCCACCTGAGGAATTAACACCATCAATGAGAAAGTCATAGTCTGGATTTTTCTGTACTTCTAATTTTAAATCTGCGAGAGTTGACACTGTCAAATTCCCGTTTACATCTGTTACTTTAATACCGTCATCCATATATTTTAGACGACCCTTTAACTCTTTTGCTAGTAATCTAGCACGTTTGGTGTCTTTCGTCAACTCATTAGCTAACGCCATAGCCGCATTCTCTTCGCTTGTTGATGCTGCCTTTAAATTACCGTCTGTAATTTGCTGATTTAACGCTTCACGCTCTAATTCCGAGCTTTTGTATAGCTGCTCAAAGTTCTTGTCGCCTTCAAGCCTTTCTTTTTCTTCCTTGGCCGCTTTAGTCTCAGCAGCTTTAGTGTGTTTGTTTGATTCCGTAATCTTAGCAGTTAGCCTTTCGTTGTCTGCAATGATAGCGTCAAGCTTACCTTGCCATTCAAGGTTATTTGCTACTGTTGCCGCTTCGTTGGCTGCTGCTAGTTCTTCTGTTGTCTGTTCTTCGCTCATTGTATTACCTGGTCACTGACCGTTTTACGTGCCACTGGCACTATTGAATGCTAAGGGGTTTAACTCCCTTAACCGCTTTAAACTGTAAACTTTTCCACTATCATCGGTAAACTTACCTATTGATAATTTGCCGCTTCTAAATAATTTCGCTCTTTCAATGCCTAACACTTCGTCTTGTACGGCATTATTCTGACGCTTTAAAAAGCCGCCGTATGTCACATCACCTGATACCGGCCCATCTATACTTGCGCGTTCGCCGACTATCTCAGAACCTAGATTAAACTCTGGGTTTACTTTAGGTGAGCGAACGCTTCGACAATTCCAATGTATTGGAGGCATTGGGCCTTTGCCTATGTCATAAATCTGACCATCTAAACTTGAACATGAAATTGTTGTGTGACTATCCAGTGTAGCAATGTATTCTTCGCCGATTATAACGTCGTCATTGGCCTTATATGTCGCTGACCTTGCTTGACTGCCAATATGATTAGTTGACGTCCTTACGAGTGCTTCAGCTTGGCGCGTGGTCTTGTTTTTGACTAGACTTGTGACCTCTTTAACTATCTCGTTTGATGTCCTGCCCAATAAGGAGCCATCGCGTACAATCTGGCCTATTTCTCTTGCTCGACTAATTGTAAACGTCTTGACGGCCTGATCAATTGTGATCTTCTTGGTTGTCTTGCCGCTAATTAGCTTCATCGGGGCTTTAGTGATTGATGCTTGTATTTGTCTAATTGACGCAGGGGCAATAACTTCGGCTGCTGTTGTAGCTAGCAATGCTTGCCTTGCAAACTCTGACTCTGCCTTCCCAAATTCTTTTAAACCAACAAACATATCATCGCCGTATTCTTTCAAGAATGTTTTAGTGATCTGCTCTACTTGACGGGCTAATGTAACAGCCCTTACACGCTCATATTCTGAGCTAATAGTGTTTTTTAGTTGCGTTGAAAGCCTTGTTAAATGCTTTAATAACCTTTTTGCCTCGCCCTTTGAATACCTTTCAATTAATATTTGGTGAAGCGTTAAAGCGTCTACAAGGCCGTGATTGCTACTCATTCAACAGGACTAATAGCTTCAGCGTCAACATCAATTTCTTCATCTGTTCTGTCGATCTCGCCAGCTTTACGCAAACCATCGCGTAAGTCAGTTTTAGCTATAACACCTCGATCAAACAATTGAATCTTAGCCATCATAATTTGAGCGTCTATTCCTTTATCGTAAAAGTCATCATTGATCTGAAAAACTGGCTCTACCGTAACGCCCATGAATAAAGATACCCACTCTAGGGCTGTTTCAATAGCATTTGAGGCGTTCTGAACAATGTTTGTCAATACCGAGTTATCACCGGCATGTTTGATTCTTGCGGCTTCTGCTGTTTCGGCTTGACCACCTGATTCGATCATGCGAGCGCCAATACTTACCATTTGTTCTTCTTTTTGCACCATAGCTTCGTGCGCCGCACCGTTTGATGCTGCCTGTAATAGCTGGGCCGAGCCGCCGCCCGTAGTTGCTATGCCGCGCCTTGAGCCGACTTCTATCCCGTTAGGATTTAGCGTTTCAAATTCAATCGCTGATGTCGTGCCTACGTCAATGTGCAGCATAGGCTGACCATGCAAGAATATACCTTCTTCATAGTCTGCGCTGTTTCTATAATGCCCTATGTTTATCTCTGCTATGTCGTACAATGCCGCATCATCTACAGCAGGGTCATTACTATATGAGCCAGCGATAATAAACGGGATTCGATCTAATAATTTACCGTTGGCCCTTGGTTGAAAGCTTTGGTAAATAACGTCATCGCGATAAACTTCTACCGTGTAGACTCCATCAACTAAACAAAGCTTTCTATATTGCTTTGCGGTGTCTTGGTCAAACTCATCTGCGTTTAAATTATACTCCTCAAGCAATACCACCAGTGATAATACGTTCTGTCCACCAATTACGCTGGTTTTCCAGTTTATGATTGTTTCAGCCGTGTAGACTTTAATACTTGCTGTAAATCCTAAAGCTGTAATCTGCTCTTTGCTTAAATTTGGTTCTGACTCTGGATAATCTGCAAGTAATCCAATACGCCCAACTTCAAGTAAATCACCTACAACAACTTTGCCTAATTGCTCTAAGCCAGTGCCTGAGCCTGTTGCGTTGTCTTCTATGTACTCTATGCCGGTTAACTCAACCTCTGGGGGGCGCCTAAATGCCATACCTACCATAGCGTTACGAGTTCTTGCCGTTACATTTACAAACTGCGCCCTAGCTTTGTATGGGTTGTACCGCTTGTTCTTGTCTAGCTCTTTCGGCTCTGGATCGGGTAAAAAAGTTATTCCTTCTTGTCTCACGGCCTTTGCGCCTGACACGCACTTACGAACAAGCGTCCATTTCGAAAGGCTATCAGTATATGTAGGGTTTTGAGAATCAATGGGCATTAGTTAAACCTTATATTTAAGTCGGTGGCTGGCTTTCTTACCGGCCATTTACGATTAATAAAATAACCGCCTGAGTCAACCCAGTCATCGATGGCTGGGTGCTTGTCGCTTTTTTCAGGTGAGCCTTTGCCAGCGCCTTCAGTTATATAACCTTGAGTTTCAAAGGCGTGAGTTAAGTTAGGGCATTTATCAGTATTAATAGCTATTGTCCTATGAGACAGCAAAGCATTCACCGCGTTTATTCTATCGCGTACAATTGGGTTTGCTGCTGGAGCGTCTACTTGGTAGCCTGCGTTTTCAATCAACCCTATATCTGACAAGGTGGCGTTTGTGCTGCCTGATCGACCCGAAGCGTCTGGAAATATTATAACGGTTTTATCTGTGTATCTATCATTCAAGTTATTTATAAAATCGTATGTGTCATGGCTCGTAAACTCATCAACAGCAATTGGTTTATTATCATCAATGACCCATATTGTCGCGCATGTTCCACCAATATTGAAATCTAATCCGACATATAAGAACTGGTCGCTTTCTGTAATAGCTCTATTAGTGTGATGGTCTGCACGATTAAAAAAATGATATACCTTGTTTTTGTTAAAGCTAACCCAACCGCCATAAATAAAAGCATCTGCCATTATTGGGTCGTAGTTTTTTAGTATCTGATCAATATAGCCATCAGGTAAGAATTTGTTACTATCAGTCCCAGCTTTTATGTAATGATAGCCTTGCTCTAGGTTTTCACCATCGCCCCATTTGTCAAAACAGAAACCATTTACGCCTTGGTCTGTTGTGCTAGCTACAGCTAATGTATTGCCGCAAGGATGATTTGTCTTTTCTCGTACTCGTTCTGATATTTTACGCCATGCATGTTCTGCTTGTTCTTTCTTTAGCGTGTCAAGCTCATCAACTCCCCCGTGTGCTATCTCGTAAGAGACTATCGCGTCTGGGTCGTGGTAAGTATCTAAATAATAAATGCCGTTATTTAATGCCGGTATCTTAATAGTCAAGTCTGACTTATTTAAAATGTATTCATAGCCTAGTTTTTTAAGGTAAGCCTGAACACCTGACAATCCGCGTCTTTTTGCTAACTTGTACGAAGGGAAGTAATGCCCAACACTTACGCCAGGGTCTTGCTCCATCAAAGTTACTAGCCGTATTATTAACCCTTCACTCTTACCACTACCAAACCCACCAAACATGGCAGGATTAGTGTGTAATGAGTTTATTAAAACCTCTTGAGGCCTTGTTATAAGTATTTGCTCATTCGACAACATGAAATACCCGTCTTACCTGCTCTTTATCAGTAGTGTCCTTTACGTTTAAATCGCTTGTCTCTTTCCAGCCTGCCTGCGTCTTTAGGTAAAATATAGCCGCTGCTGTGTTGCCGTTCTTTGCTTGCGTTATAAGATTAGACCCAATTGAGCCAATCGCTTTAGCTTTTCCTCTTTTATAAGACCGAAAAACCCCTTGATCACGTTTTTTAATTGCTGCAAACGTATCTTGATCCATACCAAAATAATCGGCTATCTGTTCTTGATTCAATACCGCTGCTAGTGTTTCAACCTCTGCTACTTGTGCAGGTGTAAGTGTCTTTCTAGGTCTAGCCATTGGCTGAACCCTCAATATGGAGCGTGTGGGTCGGTATTGAACCGCCGCTTTCTAGCTGGTCGCCAGAGTTAGCCCTTGTCACACGCTTTGGGTATGGTTTTGATAATGGTTCAATTTGATTTCTCATGTCAGAATCTAATGACATTAAATATCTATGCTTTCTTGAACCTTGAACAATTTCTAGTCCTTTGTCAATATACTTTAAATGGCTACCATGCGACTTCCTAAACGCCCGTCCATGCCATCGCTTTCCATTATATAGATATTCCTCTGCTGATTGACTTTGACCATTATAAATCCAGTTACTTGCTTGGTATATGCCGCCATGATGCCCTTGCGACTGATCAGCAAAACTAACAATCAGCCGTAATGAACTATTAGACTCAACTAAAAACTTAAAAGCTATACTCATTATTCGACTAACAGAGCTAACATGGGAATTTAAAGCTATTCTTACTAACTCGCACCCTTCTGTCTGCGTTAAACCATAAGGGCTGTATAGCCCAGGGTTAGCGCCTCGCCCAAAAATTATAACTCCAATAAATTTATTAAATTCCCAGACGCCTATCTTAACTAACTTACCAACAGGCATACATTTAGAATAATGCCAGTTCATAACGGCATATTTTGCCGCCTCATGCGTAGCCCAATCAATTCTTAAGTCTGACTTATTCAATAAACTTTAACTCTCTGCCTGGGAATCTTTGTGTCATTTCTCTAACGACTTGATTCTGGGTTGTGAATATTCTTGAAAGATAGCTCATGTTTTTACCATCAAGTGATATTCTAAATGATGTCATTTTACCAGTAGGCTCATTATTTTCAAATCTATTTAATATGTTGCTATTCTTTGACTCTATTGTTTGCATTATTTTAGCCTCATGTCAAATTCTTTGCCGCAATGTGGGCAATCAATATATTTCGGGTCTAATTCGTCAAGTTGTCCTTGGTCTTCTTCACTCCCCGGATCGAAAGAGATTTCACCTAATAATGATTCCAATTCTTCAACATCAAAGCCAATAAGCGACAAATCAAAGTCTTGCTCTTGCAATCCCTTAAGTTCTAACGCCAATAGTTCGTCATCCCATCCAGCATTCAATGCCAACTTGTTATCTGCTATAACATAAGCCTTGCGCTGTGTATCGTTTAATCCTGTCAGTGTGATTGTAGGCACTTCGTCCATATTCAGCTTTTTAGCTGCTGACAATCGCCCATGCCCTGCAATAATTCCACCGCTTTCATCAATCAATAGCGGGTTAGTAAACCCAAACTCTTTTATACTTGCCGCTATCTGTGATATCTGCTCACTAGAATGCGTTCGGCTATTATTTACATAGCCAAAAACATTCGATGTTTGCTTATACTCTACTTCTAACATTTTACCCTACTGATAACAATTGACCCCTTCAAATCTATCACCGTTCCAGCTTGATATAAATCCAGAACAACAATCATTGTATGCGGCGGAAAACTGATAATTCGACATAACTTCTTCACCGGTTTTACGCACTACTAATTTATATAAATATGCGCCAGTTAATCGTGTATTTGACTGTTTGAATGTAAGTCCAACTGATGCGGCGGCGGCTCTAATTTCTTTTAATGCTTCTGATTTTGGATAAGTCATTTTATTTTCCTCGTTTGTTTTGGTTCAATACACACTATTATATAGATATGTGCTAACAGGTCAACAACTATCGAATTTATTTATGTTCCTGATCTTTCTACCGCTGTGAAAGGGACGTTAAAATCACCCCTTGTATTGGGTGCTGTTCCAAAAGTTAATTGAGCTGTGTACGTTCTACGAGCTATAAGAGCAAGGTCTGATTCTAGTATAGCTGAATAGTCACCAGCCGCGTTTAATGTTAATGCCGTTGGGAATGTCTGACCCGTTACCGTCACGCCTGATTTATCAACTATTGTCATTTCACCAGCTAGGCTTAAAGCGGTCTTTGTCCCATCGAGCGCCGTTATTTTTGCGTTCGTTACACGAAGTAAGCCCGTGTTGTCAATAAATACATCCATTATGAGCTGGTAACAGTCAACGAAATAGTAACATCAAGTGTATCATCGTCTACTAAAGAACGATTGCCTTCTGTTGCTGCTTTAACACTAAACAAAGTACCGGTAGTACCGCCTTTAGTTGCGTTAGTTGTTAGAAAGCCACCGCCTACTGTTGTGGAACCACTAGCCGTAAACGTTACTGCTGTTCCATTAGTCGTTACACCGCCACTAGCTGCGCCTTGGCCCCACTCGGGTCGTGAGCCTTCGTCATAAGCCGTTACTTCAGTCCAGCCTGAATGCGAGGCCATTGTGTCACCGGCTGCGATTGTTGGCGTTCCGTCAGTTAATCCGATATAGAGCGTTGCAGCTACTACATCATTTTCAAGCAAATAATCCAGTCCAGTATTGACAATAAGATTTTTGCCTTCATCCTTCCATTTTACATTGCCTAATTTATCTTTGGCAACCATTGTCCAGTGCATTGCTGCTTTTGCTAATTCAGTATTCATATTTAAGTTACCGTTATTGTTCCTGTGATAATCGGGTTGATGCTCGTTTCTATATTAATTAAAGGGTTGATAGTTATCGTTGCTGTGATAAAGCCTTTTATACTTCCTAACGCATTACTAAGCGCATCTAAAGCGGTTAAAGTTTCGCCAATTGTTAAAGTATACACTGATACTGCATTAAAGGCATCATTTGACGTTATAGCTTCGTTTATAGTCGATATTAAGGACGCTTGACTAGACTGTATATCGCTAACATTTACTGATTCGCCTAACGTCATAATAAAATTAGCTTTCATACTAACACCATCTGCTGATGCTATTACTTCGCCAATGGTCGCTGTTATAGCGCTTGATACAATGCTTGCAGCGTCAACACCTACAATTGATTCTGATAGTGTTGCAATAAATGAAACCTTACCGGTGTCATTGTCAACACCCGACAAAGATTCGTTTAATGTTACACCAAAGTTTGCTTTTATGCTTACCGCGTCTGATGCAATAGCATTAATATTCTGTGTTAATATTGCGTTAAATAATGCGCTTGATAGATCGTTAGCTTCTACGGCTTCTATGACTTCTTGACTTGTCGCGTATTGCCCTGCATCAACATCTGATGCGCCTGCTGATTCAGATACGCTTAACAATGCCGATAATTTGCCAGAGCTAATATCTGCTGCCGCTATTCCTTCAGAAATAGTCATTATTAAAACGCTACCGCTAAAAGCTTTGTATATTCTTCTACTGCTACCTCCTAATCCTAATCGGGTAATTGCACTCATTAGACTATTTTGAAAGTATCGCCATTTGCCATAGCTTCTGTCATTGCTCCAAAAGTTAACAAGCCGTCTGTTACTGCCGAGGCCGTTATTTCTTTCCTTTCTCCTTCAGCGTCACCACTTGTCACAATTATAACAGCATCAACTAGTTGATCTGCTGTATAGCCCGTAATATTGGTTGTTGCTTGAGTAGTTGATAATGTGCCAGTTTCGGCTACTCCGTAAATAATGCCTAAATTTAATTGATCGACAATCCCATCAATAACATCTTGCTTTGCTTCTGTTGCAAATCCTGTGGCCGTAGCACAAGCTGATTTTATTGCACCTAGTCCGTCCGTACCGTTGGAAAGGTCTGTTTGTATACCATCAACCACCGTATCGACTGTTGCTAATGCTGATGCCGTGGCATAGTTAGCTTGAATATTTGCGGTATCTTCTAGTATAAGCACTGTTTCTGCTTTTACTGTGTCAACTACTGCGTCTAATGTTGCTATAAGTCCTGGCAAATCGTCGCTTTGCAGCTCGTTAGTGTCTGCAAGAATATCAGTCACGTTGCCTTGTAAAGTGTAAATTTCGTTATCAACCGTAGCTAGTGCTGACGCTAAAGCAATACCAGACGCTATACCTGTGGCTCCATCTGCGTAGATTGCGTCATATACTACCGGTTCCATTACCATAGCTTTTACAAACATAGGAAGGCATAGGGTACTGTCTTGGACTACAAATATTACTTCGCCAATAGTATCTACATCGCCTGTAGCCACAGTGTAATCATACCAACCGTCACAACCACTAACCGCAGAAAAAGCACCGCCCATAGTTACTGTAGCGGCTCCGTTTGCTTTCAATACTTCCGCTTGATCCGCAGCAACTAAACCTACGCCAGTTTCAGGGTCTACGCCGTTACCCGCGTCCATAGCAGGCCCAATGCGTATATCGATAGATGTTGACTGCCTTAGAACTAGCATTATATAAACTCCAAATAATCAGGCAAATAATCATTTTTAAGCATGGCCTTTAACTCAGTTACTTCGTTAGCACCTGAAGTCATTACACCCATAGATATTAATTGCTCGTACTTTTTCATTTTATAAAAATTATTTAGCCATTCGTTCTGCGCTATTTCGCTATCTGCAAGCACTTTAGGCGTAGGCTTAACCACTTCTTTGGCTGTCAAGTCTAAAACTTCATTAAGCGGAAACGGAAAAACATCTAAATCAAAGCTGTCTAGCTCCGCAACTTTAGCCCTTAGCATACCCTTTGCTCTTTCTTCGGTCATAGGCTCTAAACTGTAGCCCTTTTTAAACGTTTTAGCGCCATCAGAATATTCAAGCACTGCCTTCCATGTGTCGTTTCTTTTTTCTTTGCTTAGTATTTTAACTGTATAACTCATTGCATTTGCCTTCTATGATGCATGATTACTGGTATTGATATTCCGCCACCGCCACCACTAGTAATTGTCATTTTAAACCCGTTAATATAACCAAAAACAGAAACACGAGAAGCATTTATATCTAATGTTGTCCCTGATACCGTGCCTGAAAAAGACAACGGAGCGTTAGGAGTGCTGCCTGAGCTTGCTGTATATGTTTGTGAAGTGCCGCCGTCTATGTCATAAGTTGTATTACGCCCTGAATTACCCCGATGGCCTGCCAATTCTATAACGTAAGTATCACCATTAGTCAGCCCACCAACTTGTAATGTTGCAGTGGTTGCGCCCATGTAAAAATAGTAATCAAAGATTTCTTCAGGCCAACTTCCCGCGCCTGATGTTGCTGCTCCTGTTGCACCAGTAGCGTTAGTAAAAGCCGCTGTTATATCTAACGTAAAACCTGTGCCGGCATTGCTTTCATCTTTTAAATCTGACGATAATTGCTGAACACTGGTAGATGTAAATTCATTGTAACTCCACGGTGTTGGTGCGTTAGCTCCAATATCTAAATTACAATATACAACAGTATCAGTCATTTTTTATCAGCAAGCAAAAGCTTAGTTATGTCGTTAAGTTGACTTGATATAGTGTCTAGCTGCTTGAATTTCATTTATTACCCTTACTTACTAAGCCGTAAAATTAAGCGGTCAATCTTCTCGCTCATCTTTGTAATTGTTTGATTTAATTCAGCGCGGTCTTTGTTTAATTGGCGTTCTTGGCGGTCAATTAATTCGCGGTTATGTTTTGTGTTTGACTCGTTCAGTGTGAGTCTATTATTAACGCCTGACAGCGTTGTTAGTAACGTTCCGATCAGTGCAACAGTCGTTAAAATATGACCCCAGCTTATCGTCGGGTCTAGGTGTAATTTGGTTGCGCGCTTCTCGTCGCCTTCATACCTCGCCACCGTCATTTGCCTTTATTCATCAAGTGAGTTTTATCACTTGAACTTTTGGATGACCCAAACCAGAAAGCTAACAACTGTGGGATAGCGCCCGTTAAAACGCCGATCAATACACCGACCTGGCCTCGCTGCCAATCGTTTAACACTGTTTCGGGCGCGCTGCTGGCAAAGAACAACCAAAATAAACCGAAGTAACCACCGATAAAAACCGATGTCAGAAACGCTTGAAAGTAAATGCCTTTAGACTTTGCCAAGTCTCTTGCCGAATCTCGATCTTTTGCGTGAAGCTGGCTTTCTTTAATGCCTAGCTCTTTAATTTTTAATTTGAAATCACCATCAGCCGCTTTCAGCTTTAACAAAGCGTCTGGGTTATCTCTAATTTCAGCAATGGCGGCTTCTTCGTCTTCAACACCTAATGCCGATTGAATTGCTTTACTGGCTATTGCACCGAATGGACCGCCCACTGCGACACCTAAAACGGGAGCCACTGTGCTGACTATGCTTTTCCAATTAAAGCTCATATCAAAACACCATTAACAACCGCGCACTCTTTTAAATAACCTAGTTCTGGTGTTGTTGCAATACAGTAATACTTAATTTTAACGTCAGTTTCTTTATGATAGCCGATACAAGTTAGTGGAACAGAGCTTGCATTACAGATAAAAGTTTCATCGGGCATATCAAAGAAATAAATAGGCGGCGCTGCTTTAAGAAATGTAGCCGCACCTAGACTTGTACTGAATAATAATAAAAATAATGCTCTAATCATGCTGACCACCTTGCTTTGCTATTTCTAGTATCAATATGTGTAAAATCTTTGTAGCTACCTAAGCCTAATGCGCCTGAATGCGTCTGATCTAGGTATTCATAAACGTGTATAGGAGCAACACCACGTACTACAATGTCTGCGGCTCGGCCTTTAGTGTGCTGGCTACTGTCTGTGCTGCCTATAGCTCTGTTATGTGTTAGGCATCTAGCTGATGAGTTAATAGTCACCGCTGCGTTCCAATGTTGCCTGATGTCTTCAAGCACTTCTATTAATCCAGCATCAACAGTATCAAAGCCACAACCGCACTGGCATGTAAACTCGTGTCTGTTAAAGTGTTTAGATAGATCGCCCATTGTGTTACCTAAATAGATTCGCCCCACATATCCGCGTTCATTAGTTTATTGCTGTGTTAGCAATTAGTTGAGTTTGTTGGCGGCGTGGGGCTGAAATAGTAGCAAGCATAAAAAAACCCACGTATGGAGTGGGCTGGGGTCTTGCCGAGTAAGTTTGTTTAGTGTGTAAAAATCCACCGTAATGGCTACACTACCATAATTTTAGAAATATTGCAAATAGTTTAAAATTAGTTAATAAAGCCCCAATTAATGGGCTAGGGTTGGGTTAATGTCACTATCAATCAACTAAAGCAAACACACCTTTGTTAATCATCCATTCAAACTTAGACCGATTAAATTTAATTACTTCGTCTGTTTCTACATTTTTAGTTGTAGCAATTTTTTTATTACAAGTTGTAACCGTAACTTTAAAACCGTCTGCTGCGTGCTTGTATGTATTAGTAATTATTTGCATTTTCTTTTCCTCGGTAGTTGTTGCTTCAATAAGTTCATTATATAGTACTGTGCTAACAAGTCAATAACTAATTTAACTTATTTTTAAATAGCCACCGCAACCACTTCCTCTAACTTTCGAATTGCTTCCCAATAATTTGCCGCGTAATCTTGTTTTGAGCATCGACACCAATTAGCCTTAACTTCATTAGTCTTCAGCTTATGCTTGTAGTGGGCCTCTAGCGCCTTTCTAAGCGACTCTGCTAGATTACCTATGGCTTTGCCTATGTTTTCTACTTCGTCGCCGTCTGTGATGACTGTGGGCGTTCTGGTGGTTCGCCCTATAGCTTCTTTAAGGTAAGGGCATTCTGTGTACCAAGGCTTATCCTTTCTGGCACTGTTGCCCCATCTTGTTAAAAGATTGTCTAGGTATGGTGATATTTTCATATTAGGCCCTTGCTCTCAGTATGTCACACCTATGTCGGTCTGTCTCACCGTACTTCTTATGTAATACAATAGCGTTCATATCTCGGCCTGCTCGGTAGCCTTGACCGTGATGCCATGCGTCTTTGCCTGCCAGCGTTCGGAATGATTCTACGATAGTCGAGCCAACCTCTAGTAGTGTTCTGTGATGAATGTGTCCAGTGTACCAATATCTATGTTTGGTCCTTCCCCATGCTTCTGGCATATCTTCAGCCATTAACTGTGGTAAGTTTTCTTTTTTGACAGTGTGACCATGACAAACACCTATCAAGTTAGCGCCGAACTCGTAGAAATGAAACATATTTGGTTCTTGAATCGTAACTCGTTTATTGTTTTCAAAATAAAGCTGCAAGGCTATAGTTAATAATATACTTGATTCTGCGTCATGGTTTCCAGGTGCTATAATTGCAGTTACTCGCTTGTGGTTGCCCAATGCCAGTTCTATCATTCTAATCTGAACCTTTATTCCTATTAATAAAACTCTGCTCCAACGAGTGTCGACGTCTACAGGGGTTCCTTTGGTTGTTGCGTTGCGCCCACTATCACTGTGGAAAAAATCACCTAAGTTTACGACTAAAGCCTCGTCTGTAGGAGGCGCAACACTGAATAAATAATCAACAGCTGCTAATAAATCACGCTCTGCTATATCACAGTCGAAATCTTCACCAACTTCTTTATGGTATGCGTATAGGCCTATGTGTGGGTCGCCCATTGGGTAGACAACCATGCTATCTTTCATGCTGGTTTTTGGTATTTTAATATTCTTTAATGGCTTAATGTCGGATATAGAAGCCCTGAAAGCATCAGCCATACCAGTAGTTGTTTCCTTAGTGCGCTTAGACTTTAAATACTCGACTCGACGTTCTCCTGTTTCTGGGTCTTCATACCATCGGCCCTCGGTCTTGCGGTCTATTTCAAACCCTGGCGACATTTTTTGTGTAACTGATCGGTTTATAGCGCCCTGCCACCTTCGTGTGACTGATGACGGGTTAATGTTTAGCTTAACCGCTATTTCAGCAACACTCATTCCTTGTTGCTTTAGGTCAAATACTTCTTGTTGTTTAGGTGTTAGCATTCTTGATCTCCACTAGCTGCAGCCATTCGATTTATAGTATTAGCGACTGCAAGCTCTGATAAAAATGAATTATGTTTCTCGGCTTCTACATCAATCAATTCTCGCATTTCAACATTGCGCGTTGAGTAACCGTTGAACCATGCGGTCTTCATGTCGTCTTCGCTATAGACTTTTTTCGGCGCTTCTTTAGCACCAGTCTGGGTGTCGAGCCATCTTTTAAACTTTGTGTGATTGTTCATATCTATACCCATTGAGAATTGTTCTTTCTATTTTTATAGTTTCAGAATTGATGTGTCGCGTGTTAGTGATGTTTTTAATGATTCTTTCAACATCATCAAAGTCGTCAGGATTTAGAGACTCAATACCCATTTCCCAAATTGCGGCAATTACTTTTGCTTCTGTGTGTTTACTTAATAATAATTTACTTACATCTATTCTCCTATCCTTTGTTCGTGATGTTTAATTTTATCTTTGTACTTCTTCCTAATTTCTTTTATATCGTCTAGCGTGTAGTTCGCTGCTTCGTGTGGGCCTTCTAGCCAGTCTAATTCTTTTAGGCCGATTTTATTTATTAAGCTTTTTCTATACATTAGAATATTGCCGGACTGTTCAAGGTTGCAGTTTTTATTACATTGCTTATGCACGTTTATTTCACAGAATCTTAACTCTGGATTTGCACCTACAGTCTTATAGTGACCAGCACAGTATTCAACATTTGCCGTTGTACCGCAACTAATGCAAGGGTTTAATTCATCCCTTAGCCTAATGTACTTATTAAATTCGGTCTGTGTTAATTTAAGTTGGTGCGATCTACTATTATCGTTCACCTCTTTTTTCATTTTACGCGTTTCAGCTTTGTACTTAATCTTTTGCTTTTGCTTAACTATCTTTAACGCGCATGTAATTGAACAGGCTTGCTGTGTTGATTTCCACGGTGTATATAAAGATTTGCAATCTAAGTTCTTACACTTCTTTTGCTTTAATGCTTTAGCGCGTAGAGTCTTACTCATTACTTTGCTCCTTGCCTTTCCAAATCATCCGCAATTCTTTGTATCATTACCGTTAACTCACGAAGCCATGATACGTTTTCAGTTCTTATTGCTTCTTTAAGCTCTACTAGTATTGTATTACTCATTACTTACCCCTCACATAGTTAATTATACATTTACATACCTGGTAGCTGATAATTGCCAATGCTATCAAAGCTATTGCAAATACTTGAGCGTTAATGTCTTCAAAGTAAAAGTTGAATTTGACCGTGTTCATGTATGCGCCCTATCAATAAATCTGTTGTTAGCTTGCTGTGTGCGGTACACCTCGACTTTGAGCTGCGCTGCTACCATCATCCATTTAAAGTGCTCCTCTTGCTCTACTGCTGACTGAAGGTCTGTCAGTAGTTGTAAATATTCATCGTGAGCATAAGCATAGGACTCTTTAGACTGAATAGTGCCTGTCGGTGCGTCATTAATCAGCAAAGCCTTTTTACTTTTTCTAAACTGTTCTAAGTAAATCCTAGCCGCTTTAGCCGCTGCCAATTCTGGTGCGTGGACTCGGATATAATCTAAAGCCTTGCTTATGTTAATGCCTTCGATCTCCTCACTCATACATCACCTCGTTGCTTGTCTTTCGCTAACTGCTGCAAGACCTGAATTTCTAACTGTAATAATTCAGCTTCTTCTAGTGCTAGCTGCCATGCTTTATAATACATGTGGGCTAGGTCTTTCCACTCAATGATTGTTGTTTTATCGTTCATTAGATTAGCTCTCGTTGTCTTTTTTGTTAAAGTCAAAAAGCCATGCAAACAATGCAAGTATAGCAATCGCTGCAATAATTAAAATTGTAACGGCTATAATTGTAATGTTCATCTTGATTGCTCGCCACATTTCATTTCTTTCTAGCCTCATTCATTAAATCACAAATCTTCTGTGTTGCTTCTTCGCCCCTGTGCTTGACTAGCATAGGCCGCATAATATTAGTCCACCATGCTCGGCCCATTTCGCCTTTAGCCGATACCCGCCTTAAATGCTCTCGTATCTCGCATTCTAGGCGGTAAGCTTCGGTCATGTTGCTCACTAAAAAGGGATTTCTTGATCAAACACATCATCTACAGGCTGGTTATTAGCTGGCTGTGGTTGATGACTTGGGTATTTATCTGGTTGAGCAGCTTTAGCCCCATCATCCTGCTTACCGCCTAACATTTCCATTTCATTGGCTACTATCTCAGTGCTGTATTTATCGTTACCTTCTTTGTCTTGCCATTTTCTAGTTACAAACTTTCCGTTAATGTAAACCTGTGATCCTTTTGTTAGATACTGACCACAAATTTCAGCCAGTTTCCCAAAGATCACAACATTGACCCAATTGGTTTGCTCAACCTTCTGGCCTTGCTTATCCTTGTAATCATCACCTACAGCAATACCAAAGTTAGCCACCGCATTACCGTTAGGCATGTTTTTTATTTCTGGGTCTTTACCAAGCCGTCCAATAAACGAGCATGAATTTAAGTTTCTAGCCATCTTACTATCCTATTTAATTATTTAAAAAATTTATCAAAGCTCATTTGCATGTAATACCATACCCATGTTCCGATAATGTAAAGCATACACCCACCAACCATTCCCCAAAACGGCAAAGTTACCCACCACCAAGACCAATCGATTATCGTTGACAATTTTAAAGCGCAAAGTATTACACCTGTAAATATTGTTACTGTAAATAATATTGGATTCATCTTATTTCTCCTGTTCGGCTTCATGCTGATCTAAAAATTGAAGTTGTATCTGCAAGCAATGTATTGCTTTTTCTACGTCTTCGCGGTGTGTTCCTTTATTTCGGTTAAGGTATTTCAAGACTTTTACATAAACTGAATGCTGTATTGCATAATATCCAAAATTAGCATATGCAATTTCAAATGGCTGCAAACCTTGAGTATTGTAGTGATCACCTCCTATTTGCGTGTCTAGTGCGTTGGGTATATCGTCGTTAAAATCTAGCAATGCTTCGTTGTCTTTCATGTTGCCCTCTTCAATAAATGTTGCTTGCCCAGATAAAAACAGCTTATTGCGTCAAAGTTAATCTTTCGTTCTATATGGCCCAGCTTAATTAAAGCACCTCTATTTCTTGCTTTAGTCGCGCATTCGGGTGAGCATTTTTTAATACGATTATAATTACTGTTTGACTGGTCTTCTTTGCGCGGAATGTCTTTGCCACAATCTTCTTCATCGCATTGATTAAAGTATGACTTGTCTGCTGTTGATTGCTTACTCATTGTCTAGTCCTTGTTTAGTTTTAATCGCGTCCAGTCTGAGTCGCTTAATTCAGCCGATCTGGCTTTAGCTTTCCACTTTAATTTATCTGCTGCTGTGCATCGTATGCGCCAATAATCCCCGATTACTTTATCAAGCGGAAGCTTATTGTGTTGGTTGCCAGCGTTCTTTGCTTTTTTCATAGTGCCTCAGTCATTTTATTTCTCGGTTGCTTTATGCCATTATATAGATTTGTGGTAACAGGTCAATAGTTAATTTGCTTTATTTCACAGCCTCTTTCAGTTGCTTTAAATTATCCTGTATTTCTTCGTCTGTCATCGTGCTTGTTTGATTGGCTATTTGCCTTTCTAAGTATTCTCGATAACCCTTGGCTAAGTGCTTTGGTAGATATTCTGTAATATGCTTTAACATTAAAACGACCCCCCTTGCAGATCCGCTATTTTCATTTGATCGCCAATCCATGCAAATTTAAGCTTGCCAGTTGGCCCGTGTCGGTTCTTATCGATTAATATTTCAATAATACCTTTTTCATTTGTGTCTTCGTTGTAGACCTCATCACGGTAAAGCATCATCACAACGTCAGCTTCTTGCTCTATGACACCAGACTCTAAAAGATCGCCCATGTGAGGACGCTTGTCAGGCCGCTTAGTAACTTCTCGCGATACCTGTGCTAATGCTATAACTGGAATATTTAGTTCTCTGGCAAGTGTTTTAAGGCCCGTCACAACGTCAGCAACTTCTAACCGTCTGTTTTCTGCCTTCGGGCTTTTGATTCGCTGAATGTAATCAACATAGACCGCTTGTATATCGTGAGTAAACTTCATTTGCCTAGCTTCACGCATTAGCTCACCAATCGTTATATTAGCCTTGTCATGGATTAATACATTGCGACCTTTAAGTTGTCCTAGTGTAGATATAAGCCTTTCTATATCGCCATTTTGGAAGTCAGCCTTTCTTACTCGATTAGCAGAAACACCGCTTTGTATTGATAATGTCCTAATTCCTATTTGTTCCATTGGTTGCTCAGTCGAAAAGAATCCAGCCGCGCAATTATTAGATAGCATCATGTTCATAGCAACTGCTGTTTTACCCATTGCTGGCCTTGCTCCAATAATATATAAATCTGGTGATTGGAATCCACCAATAGCGTCATCCAAAGCCTTTAAACCAGTTGTCAAACCAACAACACCACCATGCTGTGCCAACTCTTGTACTTTATCAATAGCAACTGTTAAAGCCTCAGTAATCGTGTGGGTGTGCTTTTTCTCAACCACTTCTAAATTCATTAATTCTTGTATGGCGACATCAGCATCATAATCTTCGCTCAAGTTATAACTGATCTTTGTTATTTCTCGCTTGCGATACTCGCGTATTATAATTTCTTGCGATGAATAGAAAAAAGAATCAACAACAGCCGCCTCCATCCAATTAGATAACTGATGTAACCAACCACCAGTAAACGAAGCATGGTAAGCATAAACGTTATTTTTTGAACTAGCATTTAACTCTGTCAAGCGATCCGCTACTGATATTAAATCAATCAGGTTATTAGATTGGTTCATATCCATAATCACATCAAATACAGTCGCGTGTGCTTCAATCATAAAACTAGCTTTCGTAGCTGTGACTTCAAGTAATCTCGATGGCCTAGTTAGAATTGAGCCAATAAATACCTTTTCCGCTTCAGGTGCTTGCCATTGTTTATTCATAATGGAAAATCCCGGTAACTTGATGTTGATGGCTGATTGTTAAAACCACTTTTATTCGTTGGTATTACTATCTCATCATTCCAACAATCATTATTCAAATAAACTAATGGCGCTTTTCTAAATTGTTTGTCAGGCGTTGAGTTGATGTATTTTGGGAGAGTGTTAAATATAGTGTCTACTGATTTTTTACTCAATCGTTCAAACTTAGCTTTGCATTTTGGCTTGTTTACATTCTTGTCGTACATTATCCAAAAATCATCAAACCGGCTATCTATTTTACTCTGCTCTGTCTCTGCTCTACTCTCCTCTGGTGCGTCAAGTTGCGGACAATCGGTTACCGCTTGGTTGACAGGTGGTTGACAGGTGGTTGACAGGAAACCTAACTCTATGAATTTATTGATGTTTGGTGGTGACTCAAGCATTGCCATTCGTTGAATCATTTTTGGATTGTCTGATATTTGTCCATTTTTATCAGCCGCAAGAATCCAAATAGAAATTAACTGGCCTTTCTCTGAATCAGTTAAATCTACCCATTGTTCATTTGATAATAAGTTCCTGTAGACTTTAATCCACGGTGGCGTACCCCTGTCTTTTCTAAAGGTTTGCCACTTATCCCAATTATTGATTTCCATTATGCATCACCCGTTATAATCAAATGAGCTGCGTCTTTATGGCTATACCCTCCTTCCCATAAGGAATGCAAAACCTTTCTATAGGCTTTTAAATGATATGTATCGGTCGATATATTTGCTGTTATTAATACTAATTTACCCCATCGTACGGAGTAATTAACAATACGCGGTGATAAAACCTTATCGGTTCCCGGCTTGTAATTAATTTGTTTTTTCATTGTTAAACCTTCATGCAGACCCTTCTGGAAAATAGATAGCGGCAACTCTGAAGGGGGTAAGCTATCCTTGGGTTCGAAGTCCAAGTAAGCCGCTTTGAGTATTATACTAGAAATCCGATTCCTCGGTCAAGTGAGTTTTTTATTGTCTAGCTTTTATTAGCCAGCTCAAATAATTCAACGTATGCATTAAATAAGTCTAGGTTATTTTCTTTTAGCATCACGCATTCTTCGTTATCTTCGTCAAAATAATCGCTATATATTTCTAGCGCTTCACATAATACTTGTGCTGATTTTACAGTTAAATTATCCATCGTCTATCTCAGTTTAATTAAAAGAGCGCCAGGCCACTACGACCTGACACAAGACCACGTTAGTTGAGGATGGTGCTAACGTGGGTACTGCTAAAGCTGCTCGGTTACTTTAATAAAGTCCCTTCTATCAAAGCCCATTAATTTATTGCTAAAAGCTGTTGAGCTTTCAAATTGAGCCTGATCTTTTCTTATCCAATATTCTCTAGGCTCTGGTTTGACTCTGTACTCAATCGCATCAAAATTCCACATTGGCCTGTGATCATTGTCATAAGTGTAAAATTCGCCAGCGTTAGCAGCTATATGACGCTTTCCTTGAATCGTTTTTCCTTCTTGCGCTGCCTCTAAAACGGCAATCATTTCCTTTCTTGTTTGTTTCATTCTGACACCTGTGGTAATGTTGTGTTAATCCCAAACTATCAAAGCTATGGCAGTAAGAAAAGAGCCTGCTACCATGCTAATTCCTATTTTTAAATCTGGTGTTGGATCTAGCATTGCTGGCATAATTATAGTTCCAATTATAACTCCAATTATAATTAATATACTGTTAACCTCTATGCTTTTCATTTCAAATCCTCTGGATATTCTAATCTGATATTTAAGCGTAATGCTGCGCCCGTAATACCGTCAAATTGTTGTGGTAATAAATTCAGGTTATTGCAATTTATAGCCGATCCTCTTTCTGCATTACATTTACGACAAACCGGATCAACGTCTAGTGGCTTCATGTAATCCCTATGCTCATACTGCGATGCTACACCTCCACAGTCTACGCATTGTATAACCCCGTCTAGCTTCGGTAATATTCCATATCTAACAGCTATTGCAACAATACTATGACAGCCTCTAGCGCGATTTCCAGACGCTTTATATTTAAGATCGCATTCAACACAAGGTAGACACCTTTTAGCGCTACTACTTGCTCTTGATCTAGATATACATATTCCACAATCAATACAGTAATTAGGCTTATACCTTAATTTCTCTTTGCAATCCGTACAATATTTATGTTTGTTTGTGCTTGTTATGTCAATACCGCAAACATAACATGACTTAACTGTCCGTAGATTTCTACAATTTTCGCATTTTGTCGCATTCCAATGGGGATTTACAACAGGCTTAATATTGCATAATACGCATGTTTTGCTCATTTCCTCCTCCTTAAATAATTATAAAGAACATCGATTTTATCATTCGATTTATATTCGTTATTCTTTAGTTGATATAACCAGCTTTGCGTAAGCCCTGTCGCTTCTGCTATTTGCTTCACTGATAATTGTGTGTGTTGTATGAGGTACACCGCCTTTTCTTTTCTTGTCATTGTGCTAATTTACAGCATCCTCAAATTAATTCAAGTTATATTTTACAGAATAGCGAAATAAATAGTTTACATCCAGATAAATAGAGCGCATACTAACCAAACATCAAACGAGGAAATAGAAATGAATGAATACACTATAAGACCACTTGGCGCACCACCACTTCCACGGATAGATATTGTCTTTGGTGAGAACATACATGCTGAAGCAGTATACGATTTTAACCATGAAGATTTGATTGAGCTAATTGCTTTAATGGTTCCTGTGGGACATAACGGAAGTAGCGTTAATATAATAGATGATTTAAGTGAATCAAGCATTGGTAAGGCGCGATTTGCTTTACGTGATGCAATAGACGAGGCTGAATAAATGACTGCCTACGACGAATGGAAATTAGCATACCCTGAAAAATGGGATGATGAAGACGAGCCAGAAGAAGGCGAGCTGACTGACGAAGAACGCAAAGAACAATATGAAGTTAATCAATGGGAGAGTAATAATGACTGATTTAATTACGAGAGAAGATTTAGCGTCAAGATTAGTAAAAGCTGGATGGTTGATTAGCAATGTTAAAAGCATTATGGACGAAGCCTTCCCGCCTAAGTTTGTGCCTAGAGTTGGTCAGGTTGTGCTTTGCTGGGATATGGATAACGCGGAATTTGTAGCCTATGAAAAATTTAAAGCAATGTCAGACAAGGGCGAATATATATGCACTCATAACCATTGGGACGCTTGCAGGGCGCAAACAGCAGAAGAAAAGGGTGAGCTATGAGTGAATTTGATATCAGAGTTCAGCGCTTGATTAAGGCTGGCTATCCTAGCAATGTAGCTACACTAAAAGCCTGGCAGGAAGTTACAGACGCAAATAATGCAAAAGCTGAACTATTGGAGAAAGATGATGATTAAGCTAGCATTGCTATTTGGTCTTGTGCTAACATTATGTTTCAGCCACATCGGTATAAATTTAATTGGTGTTGCGCTGTTATTAATTGCAGTACTTAAAACTAACGAGGATATTTTGATATGAGTAAAATGAGTCAACACGTACTTGATGATGGAACGGACGAAGCTGACTATGCTCAGTTAAGCGAAGACGAGCAAGCCGAACAGGAGGAAATATAATGGACTTATTAAAACTAGCAGAGCCTTTGACTGTTGACCAGATTGATTTTCGCATCCAGTCAATTAACAAGGGTGGTTACGCAACTATACTGGCTTATAAAAACGCCAGATGTGATATGCAACGGCTTGATGATGTTTGTGGGCCGCTTAATTGGGAAAGAAAGCACACTAGGGACAATAAAAACTGTACTGTGTCGATTTATAACGAAGAAAGTAACCAATGGGTAGGTAAAGAGGATACAGGCACAGAGAGCAACGCAGAGGCTCAGAAGGGCTTGGCTAGTGATTCGTTTAAACGATCTTGCTTTAACTGGGGTATTGGTCGCGAGTTGTACGAATACCCAGTTATTCAAATTAAATTAAACCCAAAAGAATTTAAGGTTGACAATAATAAAGTAATGCCTACTTGGGAATTAAAATTAAAAGAATGGGTTTGGTACTCAGAATTTGAAGATGGCAAGATAAGTTTTCTAGCTGCCAGCGATGGTGTGGCAACTCGCTACAAATGGGGTTTAATGAAGTCAACAGAAGTTATTGATGACGTAATAGTTGAGCCAATTGAGACTATATCAAACGAACCATTAGACCTAGACAAAGTAAGCCGAGCCACAACGTACTTTATCAATCAGATCAATGCTGACGAAGACGAGGATGCTGTAGCGCCTAGAATTAAAGCCGCTTACAATCGATTAACCAATGATGAGCAAGTAGCTGTAAACAATAACCTGAAAGAGCATAAGTTTGAGAAACGCCAGCTAAATACAATACTCAAAGGTTTTTTAGAATATGAGTGTAATTAACTATTGACCTGTTAGCACATAACAGATACCATGGCAGTTCGCATTCACAATCGCAAGATTAGGAGTTATATTATTCGACAATTTAGCCCTTAGAAGCGGCCCAGGCACTAGACGGGTATTCTTTAAAGGTAGACGATGACTAGAATAATGCCAAGTTTGCAAAGCCGATTAAGTTCGGTTTTGTTGGTATAAAATCAATTAGAGTGTTTTGATTGTGGCTGTATTTGGTAAATTTTGACTGTATTTCTGTTCGATTCAGGCTTGTGATATTTGGTAAATACTTAGATGATATTAAGGTTCGATTCCTTGCCAGCCACATTCAAAGCACTTTACCAACTAACGGGGATAATAGAATGCTAGTTAAAGTATGGGAAGCTTACAAAAAAGACAGTCAAGACGCTTGCTGTTTTTTAACTAAAGAGCTGGCACAGAATCAGACTGTATTTGCAGATGTTGATCTAATTGCTGAGGCTCAAGCTGATTTGTCTGATGACGAAATAATGCGTTTAAATGATGGGCTACCCGTTTATTAACGGCATAGAGGATAATATAATGACTGAATTAATAGGGTGGGAGTTTGAGCATGAAAGGCAGTCTGTCGGCACTACGCAATTTGATTGGGTCTATTGGCATAAAGACTATGACGGTACTAACGGGCTATGTGGGCTAGGATCAAGCAAGCAGGACTGTATTGATCAAATTAAAGTAATGGATAAACAAATAATAGCTGGCTGCTTTTACGCCCATAAAGACGATTACAATAGACCGGAATAAAGTTTAAGCATGGAGCTGGGCCAGATCCCGAATTGATATTGATTCGTAATAAGCGAAGTCCTGTTTTGTATCGGTACTCAACGAGAGTCTTTATAATAGCTGTAGAAGAACAGGCATTAATTTCAATTAGGAGAATAACATGGACACAGAAGACAGGCTAATGCGAGGGTATTGCTACCCTCGTATTTATTTAAACAACTAATAATCTAGCCGCATCTCTGGCATTAGTAATATCAGAAGGGGCTGCTGTCATTTCTATTTCAATCATTTTAGTTTCCTCTTGGTAAGTGCTTTAAAAGCTTCTTGCAACTCGTTAAATAAGTTACGTTTGGCGGTATCGCTCACTTAGGATACTCCATCTGTTATTAACCAGCTGTGTAACCGTTGCCTGCAGTGATAGCGCTATCTGCGTCTACCATACTTTCGTTGCCCCAATCGTCTTTTGCTTTCATTAAGACAAGATGCTCGACATTTCTATCTACACATGATTGTCTTTCTTCAGCGGTCTCATCGACCATTCTTACTCCTGCAATAACATCGTTGATGAGTGCTATTGAGTGACCCATTGATGTAAAGTCTTGTAGTAATTCTACTTCAGTTCTTTTTTCGTTCATTTTGTCTGTCCTTCTAAGGTTAAAATACGCGCTTCAAGCGCATCGTTCTTGGTTGATAGTTCTTGTAACGCTTTGACAAGCACTGGAATTAATGCTGTATCTATCATGCGAAGTTTGTCTTTGTCTTCATTGTCTACGATGACTGGGCTATCACCCTCAAGCGCCAATACGTCTTGAGCTTTGAAGCCATAGCGCACACCGCCATTGGTTTCTTCAGAGTTCCGCGCAGTACGGAACTGATACGCCGTGGGCTGCAACGCTTTGACAAACTCAAGGCCGTGAGGAACAGGTGCGAAGTTAATCTTGTCCCGCGCATCTGACACAACTGTCCATGCCACTTGAATGTAGGCATTGGTAACACCCGTCGAACCCATGCAAAAACGGTTATTTTGGGTCGTTGGGTTGAAGACTGGTGCGTTAGAGCCTGCTGAATTGCGCGGATTGATTGCTGTGTTTCCGCTACCCGTGGTGTTGCTATAGAGCGCGTCTGCTCCATTAGCTGTGTTGAAACTACCCGTGGTGTTGCTATAAAGGGATGTGTATCCACTAGCTGTGTTGCTATTACCAGTGGTGTTGTTATAGAGGGATGTGTATCCACTAGCTGTGTTTTCACTACCCGTGGTGTTGCTATAAAGGGATGTGTATCCACTAGCCGTGTTGCTAGTACCTGTGGTGTTGCTATAAAGTGCGTTAATTCCACTAGCAGTGTTGTTACTACCCGTGGTGTTGGTTTGAAGTGCGCTTTTTCCACTAGCTGTGTTGTTGCTACCAGTGGTGTTGCTAAAGAGTGCGGTGTGGCCACTAGCCGTATTATTAACGCCAGTAGTGTTGCTATAGAGTGCGTTAATTCCACTAGCAGTGTTGTTGCTACCAGTGGTGTTGGTTTGAAGTGCGCCTTGTCCACTAGCTGTGTTGTTGCTACCAGTGGTGTTGCTAAAGAGTGCGCTGTTTCCAATAGCTGTGTTGCTGCTACCCGTGGTGTTGGTTTGAAGTGCGCTGTTTCCACTAGCTGTGTTTCCGCCACCAGTGGTGTTGCTATAAAGTGCGCTTTTTCCACTAGCTGTATTGTAGCTGCCTGTGGTGTTGCTAAAGAGTGCGGTGTGGCCACTAGCCGTGTTATTAACGCC